CAAAGTTACTTATCCCGTTGATTATCTTGACAGTAAGCCTACTGTTAAAACTTTTGATGACTTCTATGAATTAGAAGAATGGATTGCTGAAGAAGTACAACATAGGATTGACTATACAGTTCAGCATAGTCCTTATGCTATCTCTGAAGAAGAGTATAAAGAGATAGAAGAATATGAATACTCACTAATCCATATAGAGGATCTAAACAAATGAACAACATTACAATTACAAAAACTGAATTTAATACAGTTACAGAATTTATTTTTACTTTTGAACA